TCATTACTTTTCCGTTATGGTTTAAGGTTATAAGGAGTATAGTTAAATGCAGCTGGATCATTAAATTGACCACGTTGATACATTTGATTATTCTTACGTAATGCAATAATTAAAGTATATGAACTGTTTGCCGTTGCACCTGAAGTATATACACCTAAGTCGCCATTACCTGTATTTGCTGTAACTAAAGGATAACCGTTAGTACCACCAGAGTTATTTGTAATAGATGGTAATTGTTCACCTAAACCAAACTCACCAGAACTGTTCAAATGAAAAATGGTTGCTGAATTGGCATATTGTGCCGCTGGAGTGCTTCCTGAACCGTTCCAAAATACTTCAACAGTACCTATTTGACCAGATGTATTTGACGTTGGTAAATTAACGTAATACTTTAAACCTGTTAATTGTAAGTCATAATAACTCAGAGCGGTATTACTTAAACTAGAAGAACTTCTTAAAGGAACACCATTAGCATCCAAAGCGCCATATAATGTATTAGCTTGAATTCTCTGATTGTTTGCTTCTTGAGATGCACCATCAAAAATACCTGTTAATTTAATAACGGCATCTGTTGTTGTATCTCTTAATACTTGATATGTATATTTTGCTCCGGCCATTTTTTATCCTTATTCTTCCGATTCTTCTTCAGATTCTTGATGTTCTTCTTCGTAATCATCTTCATCTGGAGAAATTAAATTTTGTGCAATCACTTCTTTAGCTGCTTCAATGTGTGCCGATACTTTATCGTGAATTGCACCGTACAATGCTTTACGGAATTCAACACCGTTGTCATCCATTGCATAATCTATAATATTGCGTGTTGAATAATCTGCCATCATTTTCTCCATTTATTTAATTGATATAATATTTATACATCTTCTTCTTCTTGGTCTACCGGATTCGCTGGTTGTTGTGGAACCTGTGATAACATCATCTGTGCAGAGATATTATTCATTGTCTGTTGCGGTAAACCTAAACCATTTGCCTTTTCTTCATCAATCTCAATTTGCATTTCTTTAATTTCATGGTCAGTCAATCGTAATACATTTCTTTGAATCCATGACTGCGAGAAGTAACGACCAGTATATGGATCCACTTCTTGCAATAAAGCTAAACGCTCTTTCATTAACTCAGCATCTTTGAGTTCTGTGAAGTTATTATCTTTAATAAAATCATAATAGATGTGTTCTTTAAATTCCATCCATTCTTCATTGGTACAAATACCTTTAAGAACACATTGAACTCTTAATGCTTGGTCAAACAAATCAGAAAACTTGTTACGCATACGGTCAACAAATTTAGCAAATTTTAATTCGTCACGTGTAATCTCATTTGTACGACCTAAAGAAAAACCAGAATTTTCTGGATTTAAACGAGAAACAGGAACATTCAATGCTTTATATAGTTTCTTTTCAAAATACTTAACATCTTCTAATTCACCTAAGTTTTGGCCGCCAGGTAATGTAGCAATCTCAGTACCTTTGCCGCCTTCTCTACGTGGTAACCAAAAATCTTCCATCATAGATAAAAATTTACGGTCATCACGAACTTCACCTGTGTTGGCATCATATACAAGTTTATTCTTGTATTTAACCATGATGTCACGGAGGTATTGTTCTGCTTTTAATTTGGGTAGATTGCCAACGTCAATATAAAAAATACGGCGCTCAGGAGCCCTAGATATACGATAAATAACTGTCGCATCTTCAATCATCCTTAATTGATTAAGTGGTTTGATTGCTTTATGTAGGTATGAAAGAACTACAGCACGGCGAGAGTCCATAAGACCAGAAACAACAGAAATAATAGAGTCGGTAGTAATTCTAACTCCCACAGGACCAAAATTACTAGAAGAACCAGTTGTAACTTTATCGTTAAAAATGTAATATTCATTAATAACATTCATTACTTCTACGCCAGTGCGTTCATCTTTTTTCTTTTTAACTTCACGTACTTTACGCAATTTACGTGGGTCAATATATCTTAATTCTCTAATACCAGCAATAGGATTATCACGGTCGATAATAATGTGATAATACATTCTACCATCAACATAGTATCTACGAAATATATCGTGTGCCATATTGTTATAGTTTAACATACGCAATATGGTATGAAATTCATTTTTGATGGCTGTTTTGATTTTTTCTGGTTGTTTTAAAGCATCTAAAACAATTTTAATATTATTACCATCATCGTCTTGGCAAATGGCTTCATTGATGATATCATCAATTGCAGATTCTATTTCAGGCTGCATTGCCATTTCACGGTAACGAGAAATTAACTCTACTTCATTTTTAGCGGTGCCGTCTAGGTCAACGTATGTTCCATAATAAGCGGCAGATGTTATCGTTAAGGCGCCATCATCGTTTGACGGAGGCGTAAAGGATTGTTGCACGGCCTGGTCATCTTCTGACTCTTTCCGTGAAATCGTAAAACCAAATAAAGAAAATTTATTAGCAGCCATTTTGTCCTATATCAATTCAAAAAAACATAAAGAAAGGGGCCAAAGCCCCTCTCGTAAATAACACATATTAACTATCTGTACTAACTGTATTTGTCCAATATTGATAAGCAAACGTTATATCGTATTCTTCGATAGTGTCGTTATTACTCCAATCTAAACCGATTGGAGATAAATCAATTGGAAATAAACCATTGAAAACGTAGTTCTGTAAAATAGAACCATCTTTAGAATATTGAGAAACAGTTGCGTTAGTGGTATAATTTGTTGGAGCATCAGCTGCTGTAGCTCTCAAATTACCAACGTGACTATTAATAGAATTCATCCAGTTTTCAATAGAACTTCTGATTGTAAAATTTTCATCGTTAATTACGGTTACTGTCCAATCTGGAAAACTACGATTGCCAGCAAATTTCATTTCACGACCAAAATAATACAAAGGTGCCATACCTATTGTTGAGCCAGGTACTTGTGACGATTTAATTAAAAATTGTCCTGTTTGTCCTGCTGCTGTACCATTAGCTGCAATAGTTGGAAAATTTAGAGTTACTTGGAATAAATTGGGACGGGCTCCGTCACCAATTAAATTCGCTCTAAATTGATTTACATTAAATGTCATTTTTTTCTCCTAATCGTTAAATTATTTATACGCCAGTTGAACCAACGACTTCGTTGAATGTAACACCAGAAGCAACAGCAATAAAGTTCAACTGAATAAAATTAATTGAACGAGCAGGTTGAATATAGATGTCACCAACAAATTGATTAGAATTAACGACTTGTGGTGTATTATTTGTAGAATCACAAACAACTTTAAAGGCGGTAATACCTCTACGTCCTTGTACATCTCTCAAATATGGAGTTACTAAAGATACAAATTGAGATTGTGTGAAAGCGTCATTGAATTCAAATAATGAATACTTGGCAGCCAAAGAAATTGTTTTTTCTAATACAATAAACAATCTACGAACATTGATACGGTCAAATGCAGATGGTTTAGATTGCAATGTTTTATCACCATAAAGAATTGTTCCGCTTCCAGGGAAAGTAACAACGGGATTAACACCAATTGAATAAATTGTATCTCTCTGTGATTGACTTGGATTCCATGCTAATTTAATAACATTCTTTAAATTACCACGATTGTAACCAGCAGGTGACCACCATGGATCACGAACTGAATCAGTATATACACACAAACCAGCAATATCAGCGTTTAATGGTACCCAACGGTATGTGTTGTTATATTTGTCAAACAAATATTTCCAACCAGAATCAGCAACAACGTACGAACCGATTGATGGTGAACTGATACCTAAAGAACTTATCCAAGATGTAATACCAGATACTTCATTTCCTGGTTTTTGTACAACAGCAGAGTATGGAGGTGAAACAAATGCCACACAATCTGCTCTTGCTGCAGCAATATTGTTTATAACATATTGTTGTACAGTACTATCTGCGCCACCTGTTAATACTAAATCAATTGAAATAACATCTTTATTTGTAAATTGACCATAAGCATTAATGATATCACTATCGGATGGTGTAACATCTGTACCACCAGACAAATTAACTGTTTGGGCATTTGTTAAAGTTGTAAAGTTTGTACCAGAAGATATTTTACCCCATGTAGCACTAGTGATAGCATATTCAGGATGGTCAATTGAATAAACGTATTGTGAATTATTGAAAATTACGTTTTTATAATAATTTGACACGCCTGTGGTATTTGAATAAGCATCAGAAGCTTTTGATACAAATGGGAAAGTTTCTAATACAGTACCTTTAGTTCCTGTGAATAATCCACCAGAATCAACAACAATAACGTGTAATTCGTCATTTGAACCGCCCGCTGCAGCCACACTCGCAGATGTCGAAGGCGCTGATGTGAAATACGAAGAATATTGCCAGTTAATGTTGAATGCAATACCACTACTATAACCGTTACTAGAATTGAAAGTAAAGTTTGCGTTGTTAACTAAAGTCAATGTGGTATCATTAGTAATAGAAGCAATTTGACCTAGAATTGCGCCAGATGTTGTAGTTAAGAAAGAACCTACTGTTACATCTGTTGTAAAGTATGTGTTAAGTCCAGATACAGTCGTACTAGATGTTGATGTAGTAATTGTACCAGCACCAGTAATTTGGTTAAATGTATTTGAGTCTGCGACAGAAACAGTTAAAGAATTACCTAAAGCACCAGGATAACGAGCAATAAATGAACCATATGTATTACCGTTAGTGTTGTTTAAATAGCTATATTGAAAAACATTTTCGTTTTGTACTTGAAGTGATGCTCCAGAAGTAGCGTTATAACTTAAAGTGTTAGCTGCACGAACAAGTTGTAAGTTATTTCCGTAAGCTAAAAATGAAGCAGCAGTAAAGAATGAAGTGGATGTGTTAGTATCTGGTGTTCCAAATTTGTTAGCTAAAACAATTTCATTACTTACTTGATATGCAACATTAACTGGACCCCATCTAAAAGCTCCAGCAAAAGCACCGGCCGTAGTTAGTACTGATGGAACGACTGTGGTTAAGTCAATTTCAGATACGGATACGCCTGGAGAGATTGTGAATGCCATTTGTTATCTCCTTGAATTATTATGATTTTTTTGGCAGTTTTAATACCATACAGATATTTATGAAAGGTAATATTTATAGTTATCTGTGTATTTCTCTAAAATAAGCAGAATAAGTTTCTCTACTATCTGCTTTTTCCCATACATCACCATCAAAAACATCAAAAGAATGTTCTATACCATCATCAATTACAGGTGCAACGGGCGTCAATTCATCATGTTGATTCATATTTTCAAGTTGTAATTGCTTACGAATATCGTGATTAACAATCTCTTTGAAATATTTTTGTGTTGTTGCCCAAGCAAATATTACTAAACTCATCGCTAAGTCATCAGTATTTTCAGACGATTCTGCCGCAAACGAGTTTTTCTTAGCCACAAAAGTGGTTAGTTCTGATATCGTATCAAAGTCATTGATAACTAATTTATTGCCTTCAACAAGTGTTCTTAGATTGGAACAACCAATTCTTTTCACTTGTGGCGACATCTTCAAACCTAACTGTACGCCTCTGGCAAAACCAGCCGATAATTGTTGTGGCTTTTTGTTACCTGTAAATACTTTCCATAAGTTTTCATATTCCAAATCTTGGTGTAAAATCTCGGCAACTTGTGGAGTATTATTGATTTCAACCAAAACGTAAGCATTATTATATAATTGTGCCGCATTATAAATGATTGTTGGTAATAATACAGGTGAAATAGTAGAACTTCTATAAGATGCAACCTGTTCATATGGTACAGTAGATATATCAAACACATTAAAGGCATGAAAATCTAATCCTTTACCTTCAGATACGTCAACCGTAATGGCATATAGGTGGTCTTTTTTATTTTCTTCGTCATCTTTGACCGGCATTTTATAGACTTTTAACTCATCATGATTGGCAAGTGGGTCTTGATATACCAATTGTTGGAGTTTTAAACCAGAAATAAGTGTATTTGAAGAACCTAAAAATTCTGTTTCAAATTCTTGTTGGAATTGTCTTTGAGAAGTATTCCGTATTGTTTCTTCTTTCCAATCTTCATCTCGGCCAGGAACTTGTGACCAATGAATCTCAAAAGGAACATAATTATTTCTTTTATTGACCGCATCTTGCCAAATTTTGTAGAATAAATTCATACCATTTGGTGTAGATACAATCAAAATCTTTGTTTTAGTACCAGCAGTAATCACAGGATAAACTGAGGTAAAGAAGTCATAAGCAATATTGGATGGTACGAAAGCAAACTCGTCTAAGAATACAATGTTAAAAGAACCAGAACGAGCCGCTGAACTTGATGTAGAGTCGGCAATAATAACTGAATGATTTTCTAATTCAATACGACCCTTATTCCATTCGACCACACCTTGTTGGAGCCACATAGGAAGATTCTCATACGCTAACTGTAACTTACTAAGAATCTTACGAGCAGTGTCGCCACGGTTGGCCAAAACTGCGATGGTTTGAGAATCTTGAAAGAGTACGGTCCAAAGTAAATAAGCAATAGCTGTAGTAGTTTTACCAACCTGACGGGGACATTTTACGATGACAAAACGGTTATCATGAAACTTTTTAATCATATCCTCTTGAAAATCATACATCTCAAAAGGAACAATACCATCATCTAAAGTGATAATTTTGATGTATTTGGCAAAATAGATAGGATCCTGCCGACACTTGATATATTCATCAAGTTGTTCTTTGGTGTAATTAACCTGAACGCCTACTCTTTTGAGTAGGGGATTATCACGGTACGATTCTTTAGTAGCCATTTAATAATGTTTCTATCTTTATTTTTGAGTGTGGTGAATTTGGATTTGTAACATAATTATTAGTTAGGTGAGGTATCCAAGAATCTGAAAAATTATCTACAGGTATTAAAACTTTATGTTCAAAACCTTGAGGCACATTAACATAGGTACTACCTAAATTAGCCGATTCTCTAATACCATACCAACCTTTTTGACCCAAATGAAAATAATCCGAATTAATATGTTCTTGTACTAAGTTTCTATCCATAATAAACATACCTTGATATGGTTCACCTAATGAAATAAATTTTTTACCTTCAACAGAAATTACTGGTCTATTTGTTGGATGTCTTGTACAATCTAAAGAAAATACATTGCCTTCTGTATCATTTTCTGTTCTGTGTAACCCAGGCACAAAGTTTAAATTATTTCTTAAAAATAAACTCCTAGTTTGTTCCCAATAAACTAAATTTTTTTCAGTTACTTCAACATTACCTTCCATGTAAACATAATGTGTATAATCGGAATCTAAAAATGCTGGCATATATTTTTTATGTTCCCATGTTAAATGGTATGGGTCATTCAATAATGATACATCAATTCTTAAACTCTCATCAAAATTGGTATTTGAATTAACAATAATTTTTGTTTTTTCTGTGGTAATACTTTGAAGGCTTTTGATAATTCTTTTAAAGTTTTCGCATCTTTCAGGCATATAATAAAAACAAACATTCACCCACAATTTCATTTTTCTTTTCCTTGATTTTTCAAAAAGGCAGCCAGTTCATTTGTAGAACCAACAAATATTGCTTTATCTATATTTGTGTTATTAACTTCTTTTTTCTTATCCATCTCACGCATTTGTTTCTGAATATTTAAAAGTTCTTTATTGGCATCTACCATATTTTTTAATATAGTACCATAAACTTCAAATGCTCTTGGATGTTGACCTATCTTAGCTATATTTAATATTTCTTCCATGGCTTCTTTGCCTTGGTCTAAAATACTCTGAAGATTTTCTTTTGATTGTTGGTAAGCATCATTTAAATCTTCTTCAATGTCAGATTTATTGTAGTGTGTTGGTAAAGTTTCTTTTTTTGGTTCTGGTTCACCAATTGGATTCACATCAAAGATGTTACTTAATGATTTATCAATATTGCTCATATTAAACTTTCGGGTATGTATTTGCTATATTTGGTGTTTCTGTTATAGTGGTTGTATATGTATAATGACCATTGGAGTTTGATGTGGGTGGGTTTGGCACAACAATTATTTGTGAATAATCGATAGAAGATACACTATAAGAAGTGAAAGCATAATTTGAATTAGTAATTGAACCAATAATAGGTTGATTAGATACAAAATTGCCATTAACATTTGTCAGAGTAATTTGATTATTACTAGGATTAAATACAACCACTTTTGCTGTTGCTGTGGCCGAGTTAAGTGAATAACCTTGATACACAATTTCACCTGTTTTATATGTTCCAATACCTGTATTCGCTACGTTAAAAATTACAGATTGACTATCAGTAATATCGTTGAGAATATTTGTAATAGAAGTTTTAATTAATCCAGCAGAAGATGTAGGACCAAATACATAACCTTTGACAGTAAAATTTAATGTCCAAATAATCATACGAGGGTCAGAATCTCTAGTTCCTTCATAAGTTATTTCATGACTTGTATTATTTAATACAACAGGTATTTCTTTTACAATACCCATTTCAGGAATTAAATTGAGTTTAATTGTATAATCTGGTGTAAAATAAGGTAATATATGTTCAATAATTTGTGAACCATCTTCAATATTTCTTACATAAATGTATAAATTAAAATCAAAATTATAAGGTACAGGATTATATTGAGCAAGAACACCAGAACTTGTTTGATTAAATGTTTTAAAATTGGTGTTTTGTTTTCTTGTGGCATCGTAATTTAAACCTACCATTTCAAATGACATACGAGGTAAAGTCATTTGAACTTTTTTATCTAAGTTTGCATCACCTTCAATACGTTGAACATATAATTCTTTTGCTGCATAGGCAATAGGAACGATAAATCTTTCAGCTTCAGTTTCGTCTGGATTATAACGAACCAATGTAATATTATCAAATAAATTACCAAAACCTACAGTAAGTTTACGAATAATACGATTATAGAATATATTGGCCATTATATTTTACCAAAAGTATTTGTTTCAGAAGTATTTGTTATAGCAGCTGCATTATTTAAAATGAGTTCGTTATCATAGTTTTCTTTATTTGCTGGAGAATTCAATGGGTCAAATGTAGATAATACATATTGAGCATTACTTGTTGCACCATAAATTATTTGACCATCAACAAATTCACCAGCAATATTGGTAACCGATAGAGTATTAGATGATGGTATCCAAGATTGTACCACGGCAATGGTTGTAGCATTAGCTTGAGTTCCATCTGCCGATTGATATGCAACTTCTTGTATATTGTAATTAATATGATTACCTGCGCCAGTATTTAAATGTAATGTGTATGCTGAATCTGTAACAACTGTGTCAATATCAGAAATTCCAGTAGCAATAACTTCTTGTGAGTATTTGAATTTCTCCATTTCCAACTCATAGAAATAAGGAACTTTTCTTCCCAACATAAAGAAATCTTTAGTTTGATTAGTGAATTTAATTTCAAACAACTCACCTGTACCATTTAAGAAAGGAATATAAATTAAATCACCTTCATTAGGCCTAGTTAAATTGGCATTATTAGGTATTCTTTGGGTGAAAGTTCTCTTGGATACAATAACTTTTACATTATTTTTAATTTCTAAACCAAATTTAGAAAAGAATTCTTTTTCACCTTCGTATTCCATTGAACTAGAAAGGTATAATTCCAACTGAAAAGCCGATTCAAATTTACGAACAGGATCTTCACCATAGAGAAGGTCTCTGGCTTGATTGTTATTATTAGGAAGATAGTAGGCATCGAATCCTTGAATTTTTATGGATTCCACAATTAAATCTTCAATAACTCTTTGTTCAGCTAAGCTGTTGTAATTATTAAAATATTGGCTAACTGCCATGTTAATGTCCTAACTTTTGGCACAAATGGCCTTTATGATGATTCTTTTTTCCTTTGGCAACATTAGACATTGCACCTTGGTCTAAATTATGTTCTCTACAAAATTTGTTCATATTTTTTATAATTTCTTTTTTACCGTTTGGAAAAGTTATTAACCAATTAACACTCTTAGCATCAGCAACATTTTTTTTAGATTCTTCGGATAAAGTCCAAGTTTTACCTTTTGATGCTGTTTTGTATCCTAACTCTCTTATTTCTAAGAATTGTTTTTTTCTTTTATCTTTTTCTTCTTCAGTTAAATTATTCCAAAATTCTTTTGTTTTATTTGCCAAATGTTTTTTGGAATCTGGATTATTTAAATAGTATTCTTTTAATCTTTTACTATTTTCTTTTCGTTGTTCTTCTGTTGGTTTCCATCCAAAAGTACCTTCACCACCATCTGTTTCATTGTAACCATTATTTTTAGAATCTAATTTTTTAATCCATTCTTTTTCTTTTTCAAATAATTCTTCTTTAGTTTCTGCACGATCCAATTCATACACTATAAAATTTTCTACGCCATATAAAGCCATTGCATTGTGTATATGACTTTTATTTGAACTATTTTTTGTTTTAGTAATAGTTTTATGTTGTTTAAACCTTCTTTCAATTTCTCCTCTAGTTACACCAACATATTTTTTACCATCCAATTTATTTTCTATACAATAAACTTTCATATTATCTCCTTATTATATCTTATTTATACAACAAGGACATTTGAGCGCCACTAGATTAATTCATAAACCACTCCAAAGGACTTCCGTAATTCATTTCCATCTCTTTTTCTAATCTTTCAATTTCATCGGTAGCTTCTTTTTGAATTGTTTTACCATCTAAAGTAACTCCACCTGGTAATTGTAAACCGGCAAACTTAGAAAGGTTATTACCCCAACTTCTTTTAATTAAAGCAGAAGCATATTCTTTTAACCAACGGTCATTCCATACCAAATTGTAGGTGTCTGGATTAATCAGAGCATAAGCTTCTGATACTACCACTTGGCCAACCGGCGCTTCATAGTTGCCCCATGCCCAATCAATATACAATCTTTGCATATGTCTTTGGAATCGAATAGGAACTTCACCAGTGAATTGAATTTCTAGTGAACGTAAGTGTTGCTGTGTTAGATTATAATTGATGTATGATGCGGAGGTGAAGTCGTATAACTCATTTAAACGTAATTGATAACGCAGGTCAAACATATTAATCGTTGCTTGTGAATCTGAAAGTGGAAATATACGAGTAATACCGGCAAGTTCAATAGCATTACCATCTTGGTCTAACGCTTTTGTAGCATCCAAATATTGGTTATTAATATCGTCTTGTGTTATATAATGAATCCAATAGACTTTTTGAAGTCCATCAAAGTGATAATCTTGCCAATATTGAAGTGCGTCATCAATACGGTCTTGAACTTGGTCAGGATCCACGTTAATTTCGATAACAGGAAAGCCTAACCTACGTAGGCAGTATGTTGTGAAATCTTGTCTGGATGTAATTGTTGCCATGAAATCCTCCTAATATGGAGGTATTTATAACTTGTCTATATCACCTTACAAAGTATATTTGTAAGAATGTTCCGGAACTTAAACCATTCGTTATTGTACCTGGTACTATTTGTTGTCCTGTTGCATTAGTATATGCCGTTAATCCTATGGCATCAGTCGAACCATTACAATAAACTAAAGTTGAATGTGTTGTTGTTAATCCTGTGGTTGTTGTTATATTGACATTATTGGCTTGGTTGATTGATGCAGTACTAGCATTTTTTTGAACTTGTGAATTTATTTGTCCTGTATTATTATTACTACTATTCCACCAAACCTGAGCAGAAACATGGTACCAACCAGCAACACCAGGAATAGCAGTATTACTTGTTGTTTTCCACCAACCATTTGGGTCATATTGAGAAACTAAAGGTACAACTGTATTAACTCCTGATGGTACAGTATTATTTGATGGTAATCCAGCACACATAATTAAAGACGTTGTATTTGTGGTTAACGTTCCAGAAACAACTAAGTTACCCGAAATACCAACGCCTCCACCAACCACTAGAGAGCCTGTAGTGTTACTAGTAGATGCAACAGGATTAACGACACCAACAGTTAACGATGTGTCGATACTTGCTGTTCCATAAACTCTTGTGTTTGATAATAATTTTGCCATAGTGTTTTATTTATTCGTTTAATTAAAGACCGAAAGGATTTATTGTATTTGATGTTACACCACCATTGATTGTAATTGTGTAATTATTACTGCTTGAATCTGAAAAAGGATTTTGGTAATAAGATGTGTTTAATAATAAAACAGTATTTGCTATAGCGGTTAATGGAGAAGTTGGTGGTGTAAAATTGCCTGAATATAATGCAGTACCTTTTAAAATTCTCAAATTAGAAATGTTACCTGTTTGATAGGCGTTATAATAAGCACCAATTTGAAGTGGATATGTAGCACTAGATTGTGGTGTTCCACTAATCGCTGTTGTTGTTCCAGCAATTCCGTTGACAAATACGGTAATTCCACTATTTGTTTTTGTCATAGCAATATGTGACCATTGATTAAGTGGGGCGTTTGTTGAAGATGTTACTGCAATGTTTGTGCCATTGTAATAATAAAAAGCAACTTGTCCTGAACTATTATAAATTCCAAATGACCAGTAATTAATATTAGACCTATTCATATTACCAACAGTAGTAGGACCTACTAATCCGGATGAAGTCCAACCAGTATATGTTGTTGGATAAATCCAGCACTCAATTGTATAATTTACTCCTGATGTGTACCAATCAAAGTTTGTAGTTGAATAGGGGATAGTTAAGTAACCGTTAGTTCCATTAAACTGCAAGCTACCTAAAGCAGGATTTACTTCAGCAAACTGTCCGTTAACAAGCATTGTGCCTGTATTAGAAATACTTAATAAAGGATTTACAACTATTGGTGTTGATGTACTTGATGTCACTCCAGTATTTGTAAATGTTAAATTATAACTACTGGAATCCACAAAAGGTTGTTGTGTGTATGCGTCTAATAACAATACTGTGTTTGCTGTTGGTACTATTGATGTTGTTGGTGGCGCAAAGTTTGCCGTATACATTGCAGTACCATTCACCACACGAATATTTGTCATTAAACCATTGAAGTTATATGTAGTTCCACTTGTTCTATATGCACCAATCAAAGGAGCCGCAGCACTTAAATTGGTTGAATCTGTTGCTGTTCCTTGAATTGAACCATTAATAAAAAGTTTTACGTTTGTTCCTTGTCTTGTTGCAGCAACATGATACCAAGTATTTGTTGTTATAGTGTTTGCTGTTACAATTTGACTATCTGAACCAGCATAACCTAAAGCAACTTGATTAGAACCATTGAAAGCAAGATGTACTTGATTTCCAGTACCTCCAGAACCACGACCTTCATACATATTAGAAGCCGGTGTTGTATAAGGATACATCCAAAATTCAACGGTATAATCATTTGTACTAAAACCAAAAATAGAACTATTTGATGGCGTTAGTGTAGTATTTGAGCCATTAAAATATAAACTACCCGGAATAAGAATTTGTTGATTAGTAACTTCATCAAATCCATTTGTTATCATTATAATACCACTACTCGTT